CACTATGGAAACTGTGGCTCTTGCCTTCGCGATTACTGAGGAAGCGGTGGAAGATAACCTGTATGACAGACTGTCAAGCAGATATACAAAAGCGTTAGCTAGATCTATGGCTAACACGAAGCAAGTTAAAGCAGTTAATCCATTAATTAATGGATTTGGCGGTGGATTCACTTCTGGTGACGGAAGCAATTTATTTGCAACTAACCACCCAACAATTGCTGGTACTGTATCAAACACACTTGCAACAGCAGCAGACTTAAATGAAACTTCATTAGAACAGTCGTTAATTGATATTGCGGCTTTCACTGATGAAAGAGGCTTAAAAGTTGCAGCTAAAGGAACTAAGTTAATTATTCCTTCAGCTCTGCAATTTACAGCTGAGAGAATCATGAAGTCTGAAGGCAGAGTTGCTACAGCTGATAATGATATCAATGCTATGAGATCAATGGGAATGATTCCTCAAGGTTACAGAGTGAATAATTTCTTAACTGATCCAAATGCATTCTTCATCATTACGGATGTTCCAAATGGAATGAAACATTTCATTAGAACTCCAATCAAAACAGCGATGGAAGGTGACTTTGATACTGGTAACTTAAGATTCAAAGCTAGAGAGAGATACCAATTTGGTGTTTCTGACTTTAGAGGAATCTTTGCTTCACCAGGTATAAGTTAATAAATAATTTTGAGGCGGAACATAGTTCCGCCTCAATTAAGAAAGAAAAAATGAAAAGAGTAAAATACATTAGTAATGTTTTGCCTGAAAGATTAATTTTAGAAATTAAAAATTATGCAGAAGAAAATTCTAAAAAAGCCGTTTGGAATACTAATCATTTGTTATGGGCGAAACAAATAGTTAAAGATTCTGGCAGTGTAGATATATTAAATTTAAAACAATCTCACTTAGAAAATAAAATATTATTTTATTTTAAAAAATATAAAAAGTATAATTGCATAGGATTAAATTATAATAGATGGTACCCTGGTAGTTTCATACCTTTTCATAATGATCACGTCTTTAAATTAGCATCTACCATATATTTAAATAAAGAATGGCATAGAGATTATGGAGGTTTATTTTTATATGAACATAAAGATCAATTAAAAGCAATTGTCCCTAAATATAATCATGCTGTTATTAACCCAAACGGTGTGGTTCATGGAACTTCTATTGTAAGTCCTAAAGCCCCTATAAGAGAAACGTTGCAATTATTTTTTGAATAACATAATGTAGACACAATTAATAAATACGAAAGAAAAACCTATGAAAAAACTTCTTATTAATATCTTTGCATACGATTATCACGCTAAATTTACTATTTTAGCTGAGGATAATGCTGAAAGTGTAGAAAATGCTATACTTGACAAACTAGGAGATAAAGGTATAAAATGGGAAAAGACGGGAATGTTCGGCCCGTTAAACAGAATAACCTATGAGGAGGTTGTTGATGATACAAGACCTTTACAAACAAAAAAGGTCCTTGGAGTTGAAGTGGGAACAGGAGCATATTGACAATGGTAAGTATACTCTTGAAATGGTCAGAATTGATGACAAAGTTAGACAAGTCATTACTGAGATCAAGCTGGAAGAAGCAGCTATTGCCCATAGACAGAATACTGTCGAAGGTGCAGCTCCACAAGTTTCTGTAGCTACTTAATCTAAAGCTACAATTGCTAAAACGCATAAATACCGTAGGCTCTCTTGCACTCTACTAAAAACTAATATATAAATAATCTACTATACATTTAATTAGAATACTGACGCGTATAGTCGACGGCCTAGAGACAGTATTCGGAAAACTAGGAGGATAACATGGCAAGAACAACCTTTTCGGGACCGATAAAATCGGGAACGATTCAAAACACTACAGGTACTACACTTGGAACAGACAGAGCTAATGTTGGTTTTACGGCAGTGTCAAAAATGGCACCAACTTTAATCAACTACAATGACACTACAGCTACTGCTACTGGCCTAATCATTCCAGCGTACTCACAAATAATTGGTATTTCAATTTTTGTTGAAACACTTTGGAATAATTCAAGTACATCAACTTTAGCTTTAGGTGATGGAGCAGATAATGCTACTGACATCGCAGCAGCTCATAACATTGCAGCGGGTTCAATTGGACCATTAAGAATGTTACAATCAGCTACTGAGAGATGGAAAGTAGGAGCAACTGATATCGAGTTATTTGCAATTGTTGTAACTAACTCAGCAGATGCTGGTACTGCAAGAATCGAAGCTACGTACTTACAAGACTACTGGAACGATTCAGCTAGACCTGTATAATAAATAATTGAATGTGGGCCTTCGGGCCCACATAAAATTTTAAGGAGAAAAATATGAGTATATACGCAGGATCATCAATTGATGGTGTAGCAACTAACGTCACTACGGAAACAAAAACTGTTCAAAGCGGTAGAACAAGAGTTTACGGTGTTCATGTATCTGGACCAAACCAAGCTGGAGTTCTTGAGTTTAAAGATGGTGGAGCAACTGGAACATCAAAAATAAAATTAAATAAGGGTGCTCATATTCATGATATGACAATTAATTTCCCTACACCAATTTTATTTAAAACAGATGTTTACGCTACGTTTACTACTGAACAGATTACAGCTATAACTGTTTTTCATAGCGGCGGCACTAATTCGTAGGAGTCTAAATGGCCAACGTTACTTCAGGCACTACAACGTTTGACAAAACGTTTAAAATAGATGAGATAATTGAAGAGTCTTACAACAGACTCGGTCAATTTGACATGAGCGGTTATAATCTAAAAACTGCTAGACGTTCTTTAAATATAATGTTTCAAGAATGGGGTAACAGAGGTCTTCATTTTTGGGAAGTAGCAAATACTAATATTACTTTAGAAACTAATAAAAACGAATATAGAATTTTTAGAGCAACATCTGATGGTAATTCTAATGGAGTTACATCCACTTTAACTGCCGCTATTTCTTCTACGTCAGCAACTACGGGAATTACTATTGCATCAAAAGATCGTATGCCTGATTCAGGAACAATAAATGTAGGATCAGAAAATATTTCTTACACTGGATTTAGTTCTTTAGAGCTAACAGGAGTTACAAGAGGTGTTAATGGAACCACTGCTGCAACTCACTCAAACGGAGATGCTATTACTAATTTTGTTAATCAAGCTACAGAAATTTTAGAAGCATCATATAGAAACTCCTCTAATGTAGATTCTCCTTTAGAAAAAATTAACAGATCTCAATTTCAAGCTTTGTCAAATAAAACGGCAACAGGTCAACCATCACAATATTTTGTTCAAAGATTTATTGACCATGTTTTAATAACAATTTATTTAACTCCAAGTTCTACTCAAAACGGAGATGTTATAAATTTTTATTATGAAAAAAGAATACAAGATGCAGGGGATTATACAAATGCAACTGATGTTCCTTACCGATTTGTGCCTTGTATGGTAGCAGGATTAACGTATTATCTATCTATGAAATACGCACAACCAAGAATACAAGAATTAAAATTAATTTACGAAGATGAATTGGCTAGAGCTCTAGAAGAAGATGGTTCTTCAGCTAGTGTTTACATTTCACCTAAAACTTACTATCCGAGTATATAATTATGGGAAATTTATCAAAAGGCAGATACGCATTATTTATTTCAGACAGATCTGGATTAGCATATCCATACACTGAAATGGTAAAAGAATGGAATGGTGCAAGAGTTCATACTTCAGAGTATGAACCTAAACAACCACAACTTGAACCAAAACCTTACACGGCTGATCCACAAGGATTACCTCATCCAAGACCAGCAAGAACAGAATTTCCAACTACAGATTTTTTACCTAAGAATCCTTTTACAATGACTAGTGCATCTACTCAAGTTTCAGTAAGTTTTCCATTTAGTGATTACAAAACAGGGGACTCTATAAGATTTTATGATGTTAAATCTCCAGTTGGTGGAGTTGCGGTTTCTACTTTACAATTACAAACAACTTTAAATGGTGATATTACTGCTACAGATATTTCTATAACACTAACGGACTCTTCAGCATTTCCAAGTCAAGGGTATATTGTAATTGAAAAAATAAATGCTGTTTCAGGTTTGTTTGAAAATGAAACTATTTTTTATAATGGTAATGCAGGAAACGTTTTATCGAATTGTGTTCGAGGAACAGCTGCTCCTTTCAGAGGACAGACTCCCAAAAACACACCCGCAAGTGCACACTCTAACGAAGCAAAAGTCTACGGCGCTTATACCGTGACCATGGTTCCAACAGTAGTTCCACAAGCGGGTCAACCTTCAACGGTTACACAAAATAATAGTTTTACTTTTAACTTAATAAGTGCTGCAAGCAGCACAGAAACAGGAGGCGGGTTCCAATGTTTAGCTGGACCTGTTAATGATAGAGCATGACATACACAGAACTAAAACAAAAAATTAAAGATTATACTGAAGTATCTAGTAATGTTTTTACAGATACTATTTTAAATGGATTCATTAATGATGCTGAACTTAGAATTTTAAGAGAAGTAGATTCTGATAATAACAGAAAATATGCAACAGCTTCTTTAGTTCTTAATACTAGATTTATTGATACTCCTTCTGATTTATTAATCGTAAGATCTGCTCAAATCGTAGATTCAGACGGCACGGCTTCTGCAGATAACAGAGATTTTCTTCAATATCGAGATACTAATTTTATGGCTGAATATAACCCTAAAGGAGAGACAGGTGTTCCAAAATATTACAGTTATTGGGATGAGGATACTTTAGTATTTGCCCCAACCCCTGATGCTACTTACACAATCCAGTTAAATTATATCTTGAAAACTTTGGGATTATCTAGTACAACTCCAACTACATACCTAAGTCAAAAATTTCCCAATGGCTTATTGTATGCTTGCCTAGTAGAGGCTTACGGTTTCTTAAAAGGACCCGTTGACATGCTCCAGTTATATGATAAAAAATACGTAGAGGCAGTCAAAGGTTTCTCAATTGAACAAATGGGAAGACGAAGACGGGATGAATACCAAGCAGGTGTT